CCGACCGTGACCTCGGCATCGCTCTCGACCTCGACAAGGCCATTGGTCGCTTGCGGTATGACCGCACCGTTGGTGCTGCGCGGCTCGGGGCTTTCGGCCTGGAGAATCACCTCGGCATTCGTTATGTCGGCGCTGCACTGACTCCGTCGGATCTCACCAAGCGGGTTCGCCCTCAGGTTTTTCAGGTCCCGGGGTCGCTTCCGCAGATCGGTGAGCTCCCTTGGGTCGACCACGTCGGCCCTCTGACTCCCAGCGGCGCCGGCACTGCTGCCCTCTTCGTCGATGTGTACGCTCTGGGCCTGATCGATCCGACGCCGGGTTTTTGGCCGACTTGGCTGCCGCGTTGGCCTCGTCGCACACGGCCGCTCACTAGCCAGACGCTGGCTGCCATGCCGTACAACGAGTGGCTCCTTTTGATCCACGCTTTTGACGGCCCGTTCGGCACCCTTGACACCGCCACCTGGTATCGCGACGCTGCCGGCTTCATCGTTTGGCATTCCGATCATGCCAATGCGCCGTATGCTCCCCATGCGCCTCTGGACGAGTTCCAGCAGCCTGGTTCGGCCAATGGTCTGACCTGGGCCATTGCTCACACCTGGACCATCGGCGCTGCCGTGGTTTACAAGGCTGTGCGCATTCGACGTCAGGCGGTTCAATTGGTGCTCGACACTCCTGTGCCGCCCCCATCGGTCAAGGTCACGCTCCCGCGCACGGCTGGCACCTTCTTCTGGCTTCGCAGTCCGCCTGTCGTCCATTTGTCTGCCGCCCACTTAGCCGCTGCTCAGGACCTCACCGTTGCCAAGCTGCGCACCGGTTGGACGCTTCAGACGCTGTCACGCGACGTTCAGACCATGCTCGATGCCGACTTGGCGTTTCGCCGCGTCCGCCGAATCAACCCTGGGATAACCAACCTCTACCATGAGACGTTGGTGGTCTCGGCTTTTTCGGCCAACGCCGCTGAGCGTCAAGCTTTGGCTGGCAATCTGCGTCGCAGCTGCGCCGACATGTTCGCCGAGGCCAATCGCGACACGAAGAATGTCGAGGTGCCCCTTGTCGATGAGTACCCTTGGTGGGTTACGGCTTTGGCCGTCTCCGCCGGTGCTTATCTTGTCTGGGCCGCCTTGCCGCGCGGCTGGCTCAGCACCATCTTCAAGCCCGCTGCCCTCACCGTGTTCGACGAGCAGGCGCACGGCGCCGACTACCTGTTCTCCGCTTTCGTGGTGGCCCCCATTTCGGAGGAGATTGTCTGCCACCGTTGGCCCCGCGTTCGCAACTGGCTGGTCGGCTATGAAGCGTTCCGCGAAGTCGCTAATCAGTCCGCTGCCCATGGTGTCGTCCAAGGCATTCTGGTGGCCGCGATCGCCTACGCTCCCACCGCGTACATGCACTATCGGTTTCAGGATTTGCCCCTTGCCGGCGCCATCCCTGCCCATGCCGCGTGGAATTTTGCGGTCACGGCCTACAACTGGGCCCGTTTTGGCTCTCGGTCGGTCCTTCAAAACTGTCAGACCGCTTTTGCCACAATGCTCGCCACTACCCAGATCGCGTTCGAGGCCCACAAGGCCCAGATCGACCGGTTTGTGGAACAGGGCATTGCCGCGGTCGATCGCGCGCTGGAGATCCCGCCGGAACTTCGCCTGACCTCGGCGCATTCAGCTCTCGGTTTCACCGTGCGTCTTCTGGAGAACCCGGTGCACCATGTTCTCGGTCATGATCACGCGATGTCACGTGTCACTGCGCCCCTCTGGGAGGAGTCGTTCAAGCGGCTTCCCTATGTCGGGTGGCTGTTGCCAGCCGTTGAGGCTGCCCAAATGCTCATTGCGTCAGAGTGTTCGTTGGCTGGCCTTCAGCGTGCCACAGTCCTTTTGTGCGCCCATGCCGTTTTTCGGTGGATGCCGTTTGCGTCGGGCGTGGCTTGCCACCTCCTGTGGAATCTTGGCGTGTCCCTCACCTTGCGCTCCGAAGCCCGTCCGACAGACTTCGTCGAGCATGCCCACAAGCATCAGCTCGAGATGGTCCCGCACCCGCCGCCGCAAAGGTGGGTGGCGGGCGTTCCGGGCTGCAACTTTGTGGTCCCCCGCTTGACCAACCTGCCACCCTGTTGGCCGGCCGGCGGGTTCCCGCAGTGTCGCGGCCATCTCACGCGGGTCGAGCTTTTCGACGACTATGGCGCCCAGTGCGTCATCATGCACAACGTCCCGTTCTTCCCGCCGGCCACCACACCTTCGACGCAGGAGGCGGTCATCGTTCGCAGGCTCTTGCGTGCTCGGCCTTTCCCCATCAACAACCAGGACGCCTACTTTGCTGATCCGCGCCATTCTTGGCGCACTCTCAACTGGGTGGGCGTGGTCTCTTTCCGGGAGCCTATCCCCTACGGTTCGGAAGAGGTCGTTCATGCTTGGCTCGAGCACCTGCGTATCGGTGAACCGTCGAAGTACCGGGCGTATCTGCGCGTCTGCCAGAACGTTTTCCCGCAGGGCTTGCCCTACCGCCACGGGTCGTTCCATCGCATTCAGATCAATGTCAAGTGCGACGAGGTGTTGCTGGCCAGCAAGGCGGCTGATGTGAAGCCGCGTCCCATCTTTGCGGTTGAGCCTCAGGCTGCGGCCGACACCGGGCCCGACGTCTACGAGATCACCCAGCGCCTCAAGGCTGTCTGGTCGCCTGATTTGCGTCGGCCCCCCCAGTGCTTTGATCCACGTGGGCGCCCGATCTGGGTTGTCTTTTGCTCAGCCGCAACGGCGTCTGACCTCTCAGGGATCTGGGCGCAATGGATCTCGTTCACCACGGGCTCTGTCATATCGGTGGCAGGTGACGATCTAGCGATCTTCCAGGCGGATGGCGATGAGCTCCGATGCTTTGAGGGTGACGTTTCCCAAGCCGACCATTCGACCGAGCTCCCGGCTTTGGCGTATGAGCACAGCGTCTATGACCATGTGTTCGACGCCCCTGCCCTGCTCCTGGACAAGTTGGCAGCTCTGGAATCGGCCACCTTGGTCGTCGGCCGCTCGCAGTCGCCCTTCGGGAGAGTCAAGATCGTCCCGGGTGAGTACCCGGCCGGCCTCAATTGCAGTTTCCTTGAGGAACGCATCCGCGTCACCGGTGCGGGCACCACTTCGGTCGGCAATTCGACGGTGTTCGGCAGCATTGCCGCCCACGCTCTCCGCGACCTCGCCATTGCCGTGGGTTCGTTCTTCCCGACCGCGGATGCCATTGTGGCCCACTTCGCCGCTGCCGGCTTTCAGCTGAAGGCCCGTGATTCGGCGGGCACTCGTGACGACCTTTTCGTTCATCTGTGGCCGCCGAGCTTTCTCAAGGGCACTTGGTATCCCATTGCCGGCAGTTGGCCCCTCGCCTCCTGGTCCGTCCTCCCGTCGCGTGCTCTGAAGGTCTTCAAGCTTCTCTGGCGCGGCCGGCAGCCCCTGGCCGCCTACTTGCGTCCTGGTGAGTCGCTCAAGGGCCCCCACGCCGTCTCCTTGGCAGTGCTTGGCCGTCGTCATCTTGGCAACGTTGCGTTGGCGTTGTCGGCGTTCTCGATTCCGCCGACCTTTGCCCCTTTCGTGGCCAAGTGGCTCCCCCGCCCGCAGGACCGCTTTGTCCCCGTTGAGGATCTGCACAATCCCTGGAAGGTCATGGGCAATTCTGCCTGTGAGCTCGACCACCGCATGGCCGTGGACCAGATCGCCCGTTGGTACGC